TATTTGGCTTAAGTCTTAAGGCATATGCCCTAGTAAGTGGGGTGGGGGGGGGTTCGAAGGTGCTCGCAGGGGGGCCCCTAACCCGCGCACTGATCTGAGGCCTGGAAGGGGTGTCAAGTGACGCTATTTGCTGGGGACCGTAGGAATCAGTTGACTACGTTCTAAACGGTGTGAGACAATGCGTAGGCCAATGAGGGAATCGAAACGTAATGGTTGCAATAGAGTCATGAAATCCTCTCCCCAGAAGCCACCGAGCCGCTTTGATATGTCGTCGCTCCCGGGGCTGGCGAACGCCCCTGTCCCGGTTCCAGCAGCCGTATATCGAGAGAAAGCGCCTCTTTCTGTCGTGTTGGCTGACGAGCGTGCCATCGTCTATCTGATTGATCAGCTGCTCAGCCGGGCCGGTCTGAACTCCGCCGAGGTCTGCAGACGCCTGAATATCAGTGAATCGAACTTTTCGCAGTACCGATCCCTACGCCGAAAGCGTCCAAGCCTTTGGTGGTTTGTCAGGCTGGCTCAGGCATGTGGGGCGAGAGTGATGGTCGAGTTCCCCGTGAGGCCGTTATGAGTCAGGTTGCTGGCCGTAAAGACCATATCGAGGCTGAGCTAGAGGGGGCCCCTACGGCGCGCCCTGGCTCATCATCTGGTGGCGAGAGCAGACCGTCGAATAAGGACGCCTGGCAGCTTGCACTGATGGTGCAAGCTGGGATGCCCCCTATCGATGCGATTCGCTACTTCTACCCGGATGAGGACAATGGAAGCGTCCTCGTGCGATTGGCGGCTGCGTGGGGCAAGAGCAATGCCTACCAGGAATCGACACGCCGGTTGCAGGGTAAGATCTTTAGCGAGATGGGCCTCGATGAACGTATCAACTACACCCTGGAACTCCACTACTCCCAACTCGCCTACTTTCTGTACTCGAACAACTACTCAACCATGAACCCAGCCGAGTGCAAGAAAGCCGATACGTGCAGGCAAGCGCTCGAGACGAAACTCGCAGGGAATGCTGGCATCGCGAACCCGCTCGTCCAGTTCTGGAACGATGTCAAGAGCGGCAAGACGGTGCTTGCTCCAGCAACCCCTACACCAGCACCAACACCCGCATACGTACCCCCTACGATGACGACTCGTACCATTCTCCCTCGTATCCCATAAGCGAATGGCTGGTATCATCCCCAACCACGTCCGCGATGCGGCGATTACGAAGTTCAGGCACGTGATCTGTGAGAAGCTTGAGATCGTGCCCTTTGTCCATCAAGCGGAGTGGTGGGCGGCTGCTGATGGGCTCGTCCTGTTGCCAGACCATGCACGTCAGGGGGGCGTCGCCGTGCGCGTCGATGACGGGTCTCTTCAGTATCGTGAAGTCGTTGCTCGGCCATATGGATCGGCCAAGGTGCTCGTGGATCTGGGCTCCTTCAAGATTGGAAAAAGCTATGGATTGGCTGTATGGCTGGCGTCTTTTGCGTGTGTTCCTGGTGGACGTGTGCAAATTATCGGGCTCGAATACGACATCTGTGCTCCAGAATTCGAGTACATCTGTGAGTTCCTTCTCTCAGACCGGGGGCTCGCGATCAAGCCTGAATCTCTTCAGAACAGACCGCGTGATGGGCGTATGTGGCTGGACCTTCCAAACGGGTGTCGATTCGAGGCTAAGTCCTGGGACCGGAAAGAAACCCTGAAGGGCAAGGAGATAGACTGTTACGCCTACGCCGAAGCCTACATGCTTCCTGGTCTCGAGTGCTACACGGACTATAGCCAGAACCTGCGCGCGAGAGATGGCTTTGCAGCCTTTGCGACCACACCTGACCGCCCGTGGCTGAAAGACGTACACGATGCGGCGCACTCTGGTGACCCAAAGTTTATTAAGTGGCATTGTACGTGTGGGGTTACGGCTGAGGCAAACCCGTTTACGTTCGACTTCACGACAAAAGAGCGCGATCGACAGCTCATGACGAGAGAGAAGTTTGCCATCCACTATGAGGGACGACTGGGTGACTTCGTCGGGCGTGTGTATGCCTATCAGAGAGGTCAGCGCCTTTTTACGCCACAGACCCACCCAGAACTCTTCAGCCCCGAAGGTCAGCTGAGCATCCCACCAGGATGGCTAATTGCGGGAGGAGCCGATACGGGCACCTTCATGTCGAGTCTGATTGCGGCGTTCTCTCCAGAGGGCGATGCGTTCTTTCTTGATGAGTTCCCAAACTACTCCTACAAGAGTAGCCGAATCGAGCTAGGTTCCGAGACGATCCCAGAGTGGACGAAGCGCGTTGCGAGTCGTGCTGACGCGCTCGGTATGCGCCCAATCAGCTTTCAGGCAGACAGCAACTCACAGTTCAAACGCGAGGTCCTGCATTACGGCATGCATCTTGAGCCTAACAAGGTGTCGCCAGAGGCCCGTACGGAGATTGCGAGAGAGTATTTCCAGCACGATAAGATCTGGCTCGCGCCGTGGCTCACTGTGCTACCCTTTGAGTTGGAGAATGCGTGTTGGCCAGAGGATGCGACGAGCGCTGGCAAGTTTTCGCGTATTAAAGACCGAGACCACACGCTCGACTGCTTCGAGCACCTCCTCTCGAAGAGACCGAGGGGAGCAGGTGTTACTACCCAGAGTAGGCAACCTGCCTGGATAAAGGAATATCTGTCTCTCGAGCCTAAGGTGAGATTCGGTCCACACGGAAACGTGCACCTAGGCACACAGTAAATAGTGAATGACGACGACTGCTCATACTACTGATAGTCTGGAACTAGGCGAGGTTGTGCAATCTCTTAGTCTTCAAGTTGTCGTCTTGACGAAGGAGATCAACGCACTGAAGAAAGATAATGTAGATGCGAAAGGTGTTGTGGCCAACTCCTATGATGCGCTCGCGTCCATGGTCCTGGAACTAGACGAATTTAGACGCATGATTCTGTTTGTGATGACTTCTATTAAGGCTCAGAACATGTTGACGCCATTCAAGCAGCCAGAGAATTTGTTAGAGGGTTACCTGCGCCAACAGAAACAACTCAGTACTGAGATTCCAGCCAATGCCATCAAATCCTCTTGATCCTCAGCCCGAACGCTCCGACTTCGAGAAGAATGCCGCGGTCGAAAAGGACACAGCCGACTTACTCGAAGAGGTCTCGAAAGACTTTGAGCGACTCCAGAGACAGAAGTCTCGGCCTGTTGGGGGTGTCGAGTCTCGAGTACTCCAGTCGATTGCTTTTGAGTGGGGAGAACAATACATTACTGCGGAGCAGAATGGGCTGACAGTTGCGCCACAGGACGAAAACAAACTCTATTTGCTGTTTAATTTGATCGGGCCAGCTGTCCAGAAGCTCACGGGACGCTTAACCTCTCTCGGCATGCAGTTCTATGCGAGAGCTGACTCGAAAAGGCCACAGGCCCAAGCTGACGCAGAAATCGTCGACAAGCTGATCCTCGCGACCGATGAGAAGGTGAACCAGCCCGCACGTACGTGGGAACTCATGGACTGGATGCTCAAGGGCGGTGTGGCATTCGAGTATGTCCCGTGGATCCCGAACGTCTCCATAGAGCCGATGGCACAGTTCAATGACCAGAATGAGCTGATGTTCAAGGACGTGAGTGCTGGGTCCGATGCAGAAGGCAATCCCATCCTCCTCTCCGAGTCCGAGCGGCAGCAACGTATTAACCAGGGTGCACCTCCCGAGCAATTCGAGCTTCATGAAGAGCTAGAGATGGTGGGAGATGTCGGCAGCGAGATCTTTGGGCCGCTGAACATCTTCGTTGACCAGTCTATACGCGCAATCGAGGATTTGGCACCCGATCAGGCTGTCTATATTGCAAAAATACGCACAAAGGGCTGGATTGAGGAAAACTACGCAGACGTTGGTGGCGTTCGAGAGCTTTCTCCTGACAAGTCGATCAAGATCGTTACCACTCCGCTCTCTCATCTGGGCGCGGCCACCGCAAGCCTCTTTCTGAAGGATATGGTGCCCACTGTCCAAGGCGAGATCGGCTCAGACGACCCCCCAGTCTTTGTGGTAATTGAGCGATATCTTCCTAACTCCAAAACTAACCCCAAAGGAGTCCTGACGGTTTTTATTCCAAGGAAACAAATCCTCTCGCATGGAGATAACCCGTATGAGGAGATCCCTCTCGTAGATTTCCACTTCAAGATACCTACGAACTCCTTCTGGACGAAGGATTACGTGACCGATCAGATTCCTCCACAAAGATTTCTCAATAAGCGACTCTCGCAGCTAGGAGAACATGCCAACAGCTCTATCTATACAAGACTCTTGTTGG